CAGTATTCCGTATAAGGATGGAACATGTATTGAAACTACTATCGGTCAATTAAACTTTTTTAAGTGGGCACTTGAAAATAAAGTGATTGATTACATCGAAGAAAATTATGAAACAATTGAAAAAGACATGAATAGTCGTAATAGTACATCTAAAAGAAAAGAAACATTAGCTGATAATTCTAAGACACGAAAAAAGAGAGAAGAATTATCAATTTCCGCATCAAAGAGCATTAAGAAAGAAGAAGTGGAAATTGTAGTAGAATTTCATTAGTTTTTTGTTTATGCTTTTGAAAACAAAAACTTTCGTTTTCAAAAAACGAAAATAATATTTGCAAAAAATAATATAAAGTATTATAATTCTAAAAACAATTATATGTCATTATTATTTAAATACTTTTCATATATTTTTCTTATGGGAAATTCACAATCCATAAAAAAAATAAATTTTGAAGACGTACAATATATTATTAAAAATCCAGAAAGATATATTATTATTAATACACTTCCAGTTTCTGAACAAGATTGTTTATTGCCAAATACAATGAATATAAATAAAGAAGAAGAATTGATCAATCAATTACTTAAACATGGCAAAAAAGAAATACAAATTGTTATTTATGGTAGAAATTGTAATGATGACAAATTATATGCAAAATATCAACAATTAACTTCTCTAGGATTTTATAATCTTTTTGTATATCCAGGTGGTTTATTTGAATGGCTAATGTTACAAGATATATATGGTGCAAGTGATTTTCCAACTACAAAAAAAGAATTAGATTTATTGCGTTTTAAACCACATAAAATTATGAATCTATCACTTTTAGAATATTGAAATATTTATATTTTTATTTATATATATAAATGTCTACAATAGAAGTAATTTTTCATTTATGTCTTTTAACCACATTACTTATTAGTTTTTATTTTTTTGTTGATACATTAGTATTTAAAAATAAACATTATTCAAAAACTTTTTCAACATGGCAATTTCCTATGTTATTAGCGCTCTATATAGATACTATTTATAATTTATAATTTATTTATTATCATCCATGGTGTATTTACAATATTCATTACTAATATGTTTTTGAATAGCTATATTTGATAATTCATCTGCACGTTGATTTAGATTTCTTAATATATGTTGAAATTTAATATTTTCAAATTTTTTTTCCAAATCTTTTGATAAATTATATAATGGTAATAAATTAGCTGCATTACACTTATATTTTCCAGTGATTTGATTAATAACTAATTGACTATCTCCTTTCACGAATATGTTTTTTATATCCATTTCAATAGCTTTATGTAAACCAAAAATCAATCCATTATATTCTGCTTCATTATTTGTACATTTATCACCTAAAAAAGTATAACCAGACCAAATTTCTTGATTATAATAATTATAAATTACTGCACCTGCACCAGACATACCTGGATTTCCTTTACTGCAACCATCAAAATACATATTATAAAACATAGTTTTTTCTATTCTCATTTTTACTGCATTTGAAAAAGTAGATGTTATAGAATGTCGTAACATATAATAATATATTATATGTTATAATTTCTTTAAATTAAATGTCTACAATATTTTTTAAAGATTCAATATCTTTTTCTGCCTTATTATGTAATTTTAAAGATTCTTTTTTTGAATATGATGTCACAAATAATTTGTCTGAACGCATTTTTAATACACGAATATTAAATAACTCTAAGGATTCTTTCAATGCTTTATCATAATCACAATTGTCGCGATGCATACTATACATAATAGATCTATCAATATCATAAGCCGCAAGTAAATCTGCTTCTCTCACTATATGATAGGCTAATTGATATTCACCTAACTTAGGATAACCATTTATTTTTACTTTTGAATAAGACATTGTAGAAATGATTTGACCCATTATTTCCAAATCATTAGGTTTCATAAATTCAGATAAATATCTTTTATAATTTATAATACCTTCTGATTCATTCATATATTTTTTATCACACATATCATGACCAATAGCTGCTGCAAAAATAATTTCTTTTTGATTTTCTAAAAAAGCATTTTTTACAACTTCAGTATCATAAATTCTTTTTGCAAATCCAAAAACTTCCATACTATGTTTTAATGAATGAGATTCATCTATTTTGTAAATTTTGGAAGTTTGGATTACATATTGGAATGCATTATTAATTAAAACATTCAATGACAACATTTTTGTGATGAATATCATATTATATTATATTTATAATTTATTTTTTAATACATTTTTTATTTTACCTTTATAGAAATTTATATTTATAAATCATATTTTATAAGAAAATATATATATAATGTTAAAAATATAGTTAATATTTTATTTGGTAAAAGAGAATTATGTAATAAAATTTTAAAATCAATATTTTTTGCTTCTTTAAAATATTTACCTTCTAAACCGCATTTATCATCATATTTTCTACATGAATCAGCATAATCATAAATAATAATATCTGACTGAATATTTTTTGTACCAAAATATTCACATTTAGCTAGAGAGGTTGTAAAATCAGAAAAAATAGGTGGTTTATAATATATACAATTTTTACAACTAGGTAAATCTATATTTTTAATATTTTTTGCATTAACAACATATATAAATAAAAATAATCTAAAAAACATTTTAATATTATTTAATTAATATATTTAATATTGTTTAATTAATATATATATTTTATATTTATTTATTTTCAAAAATAAACTTATGAATTTCATGTATCCAATTATTTAATTGATTTGCATTATCATAAATATCTATGTTTCCATTTAAAATTAATTTTTCTGAGTTTTTATTAACTACATCTAACATATCATCATGATAATTACTACATTTTATTAAATAATCTAATGCAATAGTATTTTCACCTTCTCTAGAACGCTTTTTAATTCTGTTATAACATATTTCTGGCTGTGTTTTTACATAAATAATTTTATTTATAGGTAAATTTTTTGAAAAAGTATCAAACCAATTTAAATAAATTTGATAACAAACATCTTCCATTTTACCTGATTCGAATAGCATTTTTGCAAATACGTATTTATCTGTATTTAAACTACGCTCTGTAATAATAATGTATTTTTTTGATGGATCTAATTTTTTTAAATGTTCACATAATAAATTTAATCTAGATATATATGCCATCATTTGAAATGCAAATGAATATTTTTGTTGATCTAAATAAAATTTTTCTAAAATGGTTATTCCATTAGAATCTTTAATATTTTTCCATTCATCTACAGGTTCTTTTAAAAAGATAACTTGACTATTGTTATTATATTCATTTTTTAAATTTTGCAGTAAAGTAGTTTTTCCAGAACCAATATTTCCTTCAATTGAAATAATTTTATAATTTAAATCAGTGTTTATAAAATATGACATTTTATTGTATACATTTATTTGTTTATATTTATTTTATTTCAATTTTAAAAAAAATTGACATATTAAATAAATTTAAAGACAAATGTACAAATTTTATATACATATTTATTTATGGATTTACAACAAAGAAAATTGAATAAATCAGAATGGGATTCTATTGAAATATCAGTTTCTGCACAAGAAATGGATATATTAAATATGATTATGAAAGGATATCATGATGTCAATGTAAAGATAAATAATAATAATTCTATCTTTACATTTTTAAAAATTGAGTATTCAGAGAAAATGGAAGATTATTTATATAATAAATATTTGCGTGTTCGTGCAGATAAAGTCGAAGATGAAATAAAACATATACATAATACATATAAATGTATAAAATTAGATGTAGATGTCAAAATTAATTCTGCTGATAAAGTGCGTTTAGAACGTTTTGATGAGAATTCACTTAAGAAAAATGATATTTATGAATATATATTATTAGATAATATAGAAAAATTATTACAAAATAAAAAAATGAATCAAGAAAAAAAATTTCATTACTATTATTACACACTTTATAAATTAATAAGAAATAACATTATACGTTTAAACAGACATATGTATGAATTAACGAATCGTATATTAAATATATTTGAACAAAACATTCAAAAAAATTATATTATTGAAAATGCAGTTGATTTTATTGAGAAAAATAGTAGTCTATTGAAATATTCAGATTTAACATTGTATGAACATCAAAAAGAAATATTTACTATCTTCAAAAATAACAAATCAAAGTTAGTACTTTATATGGCACCTACTGGAACTGGTAAAACTTTAACACCTATTGCATTATCTGAACAAAAAAAGATTATATTTGTATGTGCTGCTAGACATGTAGGTTTGGCTTTGGCAAAGGCTGCAATTTCAGTGAAAAAGAAAATAGCCTTTGCATTTGGTTGTTCTAGTGCAGATGATATACGTTTACATTATTTTGCAGCAAAAGTATTTACAAAAAATAAACGTACGGGCGGTATTGGAAAAGTAGACAATAGCGTTGGTGATAATGTTGAAATCATAATTTGTGATATTCGGTCTTATTTGCCTGCAATGTATTATATGCTTGCATTCTTTGAAGCAGAAAATATAATTACTTATTGGGATGAACCTACTATTACAATGGATTATGCAGAACATGAGATTCATAAAATAATTAAAAGAAATTGGAAAAAAAATATGATACCAAACATGGTTTTATCTTCTGCAACATTGCCAAAATATAATGAACTTACCGAGACAATACCTGATTTCTTAGAAAAATTTCCAGGAGCTGAAATTTGCAATATAGTTAGTCATGATTGTAAAAAATCAATCCCAATAATAAATAAAGATGGTTTTGTTGTATTACCTCATTATTTTAATAATAATTATTCAGATATACTAACCATATCAAAACATTGTATGGATCATTTGACAATATTACGATATTTTGATTTAAAAGAAGTAGTAGAATTTATTAGTTATGTAAATAATAACAATTATGGCAATTCTAAAACAAATTTGGAAAGACATTTTGAAACATTAGACGATATTAATATGAAAAATATTAAAATGTATTATATAAATTTATTGCAAAATATAAATCATGAAAAATGGTCTAATATATATACACATTTTATACATATGCGTAGACCTAGAATTATAGAAAATTCTGATATTGATGTAAAAGGAAATAAAATTAGAAAAGTAAAAAGTATTGGTCCTGGTATGTATGAAAATAATTCAAATTCTTTGGCAGGTGCTCCTCTTTCACGTTTAGCTAGTGAACAAAATATTCCACAAGTTACAGGAACATCTGGTGTTTATGTAACTACAAAAGATGCTTATACATTGACATCTGGACCAACTATATTTATATCCAATGATGTTGAAAAAATAGCTAAATTTTGTATTCAACAGGCAAATATACCTGGAATTGTAATGGATGAACTAATGAAAAAAATAGAGTATAACAATGCCATTAATGAAAGATTATATGTATTAGAATCTGAAGTTGATTCTATCAAAGAACAAAATGATCAACAAGCAAAAAATAGTGTCTCTAGTTTTCATAATGGAAGTACTATTAGTGGAAGAAATAAAAGTGGTAAAGATTGTAAGAAGTTATCACGTGATTGTCCAGAAGAAATGGAAAGTAGGGGTAAAATGAATAAATTAGTTCAAGAAATTAATTCATTGAGATCTCTTATAAAATCTGCCTCTTTAAATGATGCATTTATTCCGAATAAAAAAATGCATTTAGATAAATGGGCTGCAAATTTGGATAGTGCAGGTGCATTTACTAGTAATGTAGATGAGCAATTTGTGTGCGATATTATGGCTTTAAAAGGTGTAGAAAACTCTTGGAAAGTATTATTGATGATGGGAATAGGTGTATTTATAAATCATGAAAATATTACGTATACTGAAATTATGAAGAAGTTGGCAGAAGAACAAAAATTATATATGATTATAGCTTCAAGTGATTATATTTATGGTACCAACTATCAGTTTTGTCATGGATTTTTAAGTAAGGATTTAAATTTAACACAAGAAAAATTAATTCAAGCTATGGGACGAATTGGAAGAAATAATATTCAACAAACTTATACTATTCGGTTTCGTGATGATGAACAAATTGCAAAATTGTTTACATCAGAAACAGATAAGCCTGAAATTATTAATATGAATTGTCTTTTCAATAGTAAAAAAGTAGTTTGGAAAGATAATAGTTATATGGAAGTTTTAGAGGATGAAGAAAGTGAATCTGAAGTAGAAGAATAAAGTATTTGAATATAAACTCTTGTAAGATAAAAATAATTTTATAAATTTTTTTTTACATATACAATTTACTGCAAATATTTTTATAAAAATATCCTTGATAAAGAATATTTTTATCTAATGCTTTTGTTAATGTTTTATCACTCATTTTTAATTCACGAATACAATCGTATTTGCATGCAAATTCTTTGATAAGATTGTTTTCTTGGTCGTATTGACCAATCCCATTTTTATATAAAAGCGGCTGTCCGTGAGTATTTTCAAATTCATCTTTTAGAAGAGGATCACAATTATCATATAACATATAATAATGACCTTTTGTAATAGTAAGATTTTTAACTGGGTTATCTAATGCAGAACTAGATTCATAACTATTACATTGTGCTGCGGTTTTTCTATCTAAATAGACGTTTAGAATAGTAGTTTGTTTGTCATTTAATTTGGCAATATAACCTAGATTTTTTACAATTGTTTGCTTGGTAGGTTCTAATGAATGTATAACATTGGCATCTAAATTTCTCTCTACTAATTGCCAACGAAACCCACAATAAATAGTATTTTCTTCAACGGCTTTTGTAATGCTAGGACGTTTAATATCTTTATTTTCATTCATTGCTTCTGTAACTGATTCATACACTTTTACTAATTGAAGTGTTTCTGGGTTAATTTTTTGTAGACGTGGACCCAAATGTGGCATTTGCTGATTAAATCCAGTAACCAATTTTGTTTGTGTTGTATTTAATTTGTTAAGGATTAGTTGTATAGAATTTTCAAGTGAGCAAACTTTATTTGTAAGAAGTTTATTTGTATTAACTAATTCTTTTAATATATCATTGTCATTATTAATTACTTGAGTATTTTGTTTTAATTTTAGATTTTCAATTTCTACCAACAATTCTCTAACTTTATAATTATAATTATCAATATTATGTTCAATAATTTTTAATAAAGTTTGATATGATAATTCTTTACCGATTAAAAATAATTCATTTTCTTTTTCATGATTTGTTAAATTAGTTACTTTTGTTGGATGGATACAATTGTGATGATGTAAAAATTCTTCAAAATCTTTAGACTTATCTACTTGCGAACAATGTAATAACAAACATTCATCATATTTGGTTTTATGTTCATTATATCTGCCTTGTATACCTTTTCTAGATTCTCCAATTTTTACAACATATGTGCCGTTTTGAAATGTTTTTACTTTTATAATATAAATTAATGACCCAGATGTCGCATATTCTTTTAATAAAAACTTTTCATTATCTAATTCTTTTTGTTTAATTAATTTTGCTTCTGATTCTTTATTGTTAGTTTCTTTATATGATAAAAATTGTTGTTTAAGTTCATTGTTTTCTTCTTTAATAATTTCTTGTAATAAATCCTCTAACTTAATAAAATAATCGTGCACATCATCTGCTTTTTTTGTCCCAGACTTTAAACAAAATTTTTTAAATGTATTAATATTTAACATAATAATTTCTTTGTTATGACCACCTCTATTATCGTCAGATGTTTCTTTTGCTGCGGTCTTCTCCGTAGCAAACATTTTTTTAGATATTTTATAGTCAACATTAAGTGTAAAATTTCGTTCAATAACTCTTTTTGCATCATTTTTTCTTGAAAAACCTAACCAATTCCATACATTATCTAAATCAATTACAAAATCACTTTTAGAATCATACTTCAAATAACAATAAAAACTAGCTAAAAACATTTGTTGCTCATAATTGGTAAAGTTTTGTTTTACTTTTTCAATTACTTTACTATTATAATCACCTGAAAACTTTGTGATTGGATTGCTTTCAATAAGATTAACAATATCTACGCTCATTTTATATATTAATTAGTGCATTGTCTTTATGTTGTTTTTTGCTTTAATAATTAAAAAGCGTTAATTTAATTATTAAAATATATGAAATATAATGACACGATATATCGTTTAGTTGGAGTAAGCAAGACCACCCATACCGCTCATTATACGAAGGACGTTATAGTTGGTAGCATAGACACGAACTTTGGCAGTTTTGGTTCCTTCAACTGTAGCATTTGACAAGACCAATTGGAGTGTGGCGTTATCAATTCTGGAGAAGTTGCATGTGCCGCTTGGTTGATGCTCTTCAGGTCTCAAGGCAAATGAGTAAACATTGATACCTTCATCAGGGTTTCTGGTGTGGGCTTGGTAAGGTTGAACCCAAGAGAAGTAAGATCCTTCACGCTCAGAGAAGCGATCTTGTCCGTTAAGTTGGAGCTTAGCGGTAACGACAGGGTTTTGTCCCCAACAATGCATGTCAAGAGAGGTCTCAGTAAGTACGAATGTACCAGCATCAGAAACTCCAGAGTTGTCAAGGTGAGATCCACCAGTGGCAGCATAGATGGCAGCAATGTCAGCAGGGGTTCCAGTGGCAAGAGGAACTTGAGGACCACCGAGGTTGACTTCATTGTAAGGGTTAGAAGGTCCGTGCCAGTATCCAGTGAAACCAGCACCAGGAATGTAATCAAGAGCACCAGCATCTTGGAAAAGACCTTGAGCATCAATGAAAGCACGAGAATCAGCAGCAACAGAGGCAGGACCTCCGAAAGCATGGACAGCGTTAGGAAGAGCATCAATGGCATCAGTGTAGTTGAAAGGTTGAGCACCAAGAACTTTGAAGAGAAGGGCATCACAAGTTAAAGATGAGCAGTAATCAACGTTTTGATCAGGTTGGACGACCCAGATGAGCTCCTTGACAGGGTGGTTGAAGTTGAGTTTAATCTTGTTAGAAGAAGAACCAACAGATTCATCACCAGTGAATTGAAGTTGAGAAATGAGGTACTCATGAGGGTTTTGAGCCATTCTACGTCTCTCATCAGTATCAAGGAAAACATAGTCAACATAAAGAGAAGCAGCAACCAAAGATTGATTGTAAGCAATTGTAGCAGGAACAGGTCTTCCAACAGAGTATTGTCCAGGTTGTCCAGAGTAAGGGTTGGTGTTGCAGTTAAGAGTGGTAACAGCCCAGAGACATTCATCAATAGGACGAATATCAAGGTTGATTTTGACTTCGTGATATTGAAGAGCAATTAAAGGAAGGGCAAGACCAGGGTTGCAGCAAAACCAAAATTGAAGAGGAACATAAAGAGTTGTTTCAGGAAGAGCGTTACGAGGAGCACAAACTTGACGAGGAGCCAAGGAGTCACAAGGGGATTCAACATCAGAGAAAGAAGGATCAGTGATGAAGGTAAGTTGAGTAGTGTTACCAATCATTTTGAAGTAACCACGTTGTTGTTCAGAAGTCATGGTAAGTTGGTTCCAGATGTGCATCCAGTCACCATATTGGCGATCAATTCTTTGACCTCCAATTTCGACTTCAACTTGGGCAATAAGTTGTTCTCCAGGAAAATCTAACCAACGGGCATAAACACCAGTGTTTTGTCCAGTAGAGTAGTTTCCAAGACCCATAAGTTGGTTAATTTCAGGGAGGGTGACTTGTAAGTATGTTCTGTAGGCAAGATCACCATTTCTGCTGATCACACATTGAACTCTGCGTCCAAAATCAGCTTGTCCATTGAATGTTTGTTCAATTGATTCAATAGCAAAGTTTGTGTATCTGCGGTATGTTACTTTCCAAAAAGTAATTTGAGGGTTACCTGTAAGGTATACGTCTTGAGCGCCATCGGTTGTTCCTTAAAGTTTCCTAAAAGGCCGGACTATATCTTAAGGAAATTATTCATTTCCCCATTCCCATTTAGTCTCTGAACGTTCACCCTATAAATTAAAAAATTTTTAATTTTCGGAGGGTGCTTCGCTGCGGATTGCCCAATTCTTAACATTTTTACCATACCCTTTTATGCTACCGACTATTAATCGGGGCCATCATAATGTTTTCCATACATTTATGATTTGGTAGTTAAGACTCTAAGGGGTTTCCCGCAATTTGAGAATGTCGCAAATAATCATTTGTTTCTTTAATTATTCACTAGCCAGTTATATTAATTTTACTATGACAAAATGGTGGTTATTTGTCATATCAAGTAAAATTATCACATTTTACAACGTTTACCTATCTTGGTATTATGTGAAACCAAGACAGCGTCTGACTGTTTCGCCCTATTGCTGCTTTAAGGCGACGAGTTGCATTAGACCACCAGCCATTTTATAATAATGCTAAAGAAAAAAAAATTTTGGAAATTAAATTAATTAAATTTATTAAATTTAAATTATAATTTTTTTTATAATTTAAAATATTTTAAGATAGTACTTTATTTAAATCTAAATTGGTCTTCATAAATTTATATAAATATGAATCTTCTAGTATTTCTTTTTTATTTTCATGATGTTTCGTAAATACATAAGAATCGTTCTTTTTTTTTACTGACCAACCTTGCTCAATAGAATTAAAGAGAATTAACATTTTCTGAAATTTTATTGCATCCACTTTTATATTTTCTAAATCTTTTAAAGATTCTAAATTTATTGTGACATCCATTAAATTTTAAAAAGAAAAGTTTAGATATTTTTAAACTATAATTTTTATATTTGTTTATTTATATAAGTAGATATGTCAACAAGTCCAAAATTACAAAAAACACGTGATATTACTCTACCTTGGAAGACTAGATATTCAGTTAAATCTACTGCATTGCTCGTTCCAATTAATTGTAGTGATTTAACTTTTGGACCTTTTAAAGTTAGTGCTTGGGGTGGAGCTGGTGATTGTGGATTTAATGTTTGGGAACCTACATCTGATGGAAAGAAGAAGAAATATTGGGTTGATATAGATCCTTATTTGCTTGTCGCAAATGGTGTAAAGGATGAAAGTGGATTTTTAAGAGGAATAGATGCTCCTGAAAAAAATGATATATTAAAAAAAATGGATGCAGAGCAACCTGATGGTGAAGGAGGGAAAACTATTGATAATTTTAAAACAACTATATTTCAAGATAATTTTACAATTTCAAAATTAGGTCCAAACAATGAAATGAGAACACCAGAAAAAATACCTGATTTTTTTAAAAGATTATTTCCTAATGGTTATTATACATCTGAAGAGTCAAATGAACTTATAACAGATACTCCTGCTCCTACACCTACTCCTGCTCCTGCATCTGAACCTAGTCCTGTACCTGAACCTACTCCTGTACCTGAACCTACTCCTGCACCTGAACCTACTCCTGCACCTGAACCTACTCCTGCATCTGGAGGAAAATCTAGAAAAAAATCAAAAAAATCAAAAAAAACAAAAAAAACAAAAAAAACAAAAAAATCAAAAAAAACAAAAAAATCAAAAAAAACAAAAAAATCAAAAAAAACAAAAAAATAAATATATTTAATATTTATTATTAATTAAATAAATATTAAAATACATATTAAAAAAAAGATGCCTAGTTTTAAACCTAAGTCAGCAAAAAAAATTAAATACAACAAAAAAGCATCTATTACTTTGGATACAAAACATAATGAATTTTTAAATGAATTTAACAAGGATAAAGAAGATAAAATACCTGAATTGAAACTAGATATAAAAAATTTAAAGAAACAATTAAAAACTGAAAATTTGACTCTTGAACAACAATTAGATATTCAAGATAAAATTAATGAACTAACAAAAGAAATTAAAGAAATAAATTTAAAAAAGAAAGAATATTTTCTTGACAATTCCAAATATATTTTTGAATATTTTGAAAATAAAAAAAATATTTCAGAAGGAAATACTATTCAAACAAATTCAAATAAAACAAAAATAATGAATTCTTTTTTTAAGATTAACAAAGAGTCTGAAAATAATTCTACTATAACAACGAATGAAAATAAAAATATTGTTCAAAAATATTTAACTAATATTGATGATATATTTTTAGATGTAAATTCATTTGTTTGTCAAACAGATATATGTCAAGTATGTTATAAAGGCGAACTCATACCATTAGAAGATGAAGGTATTTTGCTTTGTAACAATTGTTCTAGAAGTGTTCAATATTTGATTGAAAATGAAAAACCCTCTTATAAAGAACCACCGAAAGAAGTATGTTTTTATGCATATAAAAGAATTAATCATTTTAAAGAAATATTAGCACAATTTCAAGGTAAAGAAACAACACAAATACCACCTGATGTAATTGAAAATATTAAAATACAAATTAAAAAAGAGAGAATAGAATTATCTCAAATAACAAATATAAAAACAAAAGAAATATTGAAAAAATTAGGATATAATAAATATTATGAGCACATACCATTTATTAAAGATAAATTAGGAATTAAACCACCTATAATGTCTCCAGAATTAGAAGAAACATTGTGTAATCTTTTTATTGAATTACAATCACCATATTCAAAATATTGTCCAGATGATAGAGTAAATTTTTTAAATTATTATTATACTGCTTATAAATTATGCGAGTTATTAGGTGAAGATGAGTATTTGCCACATTTTCCCATGTTAAAAGATCCAGAAAAACGCATGGAACAAGACGAAATATGGAAAAAAATTTGTTTGGATTTAGACTGGGAATATATACCTACTATATAAATAATTACTAATTAATTTGGTTTATAAGGAAATAATTGTAATTCACGTGTATTATAAAT